ATAACATTTGGTTCTATATTATTAACATTATCAATATATTCATCATAATTATTTATTTCTTTATATAGATAATTATTTTTTATAGATTTATTTAATATATTATAAATTCTATATCCATATTGATATACACCACATTCTTTATTTTTATGATTTAAAAAAAGAACTTTCATAAATAGATAAATAATTTAATTAGTTTTAAATAGTATTTAAATATTTATATAATAATTAAAATATAAATATAAAAAATGAATACATTTAGTCAAGCTAGCCAAGATATATTTGTAAGAGCATTAACAAAAAATAAAAAGAATGGAACATTTTTAGAGATAGGAACAAATGATCCTATAATACATAATAATACATATGTTTTAGAAATTGAAAATAATTATAGGGGATTAATGGTTGAATATGATTCAAGTTTTGAAGACAGATATAAAAAATATAGACCTAATTCAATATATATTTTAAATGATGCACAGAATATCGACTACAAATATATATTAGATAATAATAATTTTCCTAAGGAAATAGATTACTTACAAATTGATTTAGATGTAAATAATCGTTCAACCTTAAATACATTAGAATTATTAAATTTAAATGTTTTTAAAGAATATAAGTTTGCTACGGTTACATTTGAACATGATATTTATACCGGTAATTATTTTAATACGCAAGAAATTTCAAGGCAGATTTTTAAAGAAAATGGTTATGTACTTTTATTTCCTGATGTTTCAGTATTTTGGGAAAATAAATATTGTAAATTTGAAGATTGGTATGTGCATCCAGATTTAATTGATAATATATTATTAGAAAAATTTAAAAATAGTGATAGTTTAACACATGAAGAAATTAGAAATATTTTATTAAATTAATTTTAAACAAATATAAGGTTTAGTAAATTTTAAAATGTTATATATTAATATATGATTTTAAATTATATATCATTACCAGTTTTTATTATAAGTTTTGCTATTGGTTTGTTTTTTGTGTATATAATGGGAACTGAAATGAAAACAGTATACATATATCCAAGTCCAGAATTAATAAATGAAATATTATTTAAGGATGATGCTGATAATTGTTTTAAATTAACACAAAAAGAAGTAAAATGTCCTATTAATGATTCTGAAATATTTCAGATACCGATACAAACATAAATAATTTATATTTAATTATTTATATTTATATTATAAATGGTAAATTTTGGCAAATTTTTTCATACTGAAACAGGAAAATATGTTATGTCATTATTATTAGGTTTTGGTTTAGCTTCTTTATTTAGAAATGTATGTAAAGATAAAAATTGTATAATATTTCATGCGCCACCTTTAGAGCAAATAAAAAATAAAATATATAAATACGAAGATAAATGTTATAAATATGAAACTACACAAACAAAATGTAATAAAAATAAGAAAATAATTGACTTTGCGTAAATATTATTTTGAATGAATCTTTATTATATTTATGAGTGATACAACAAGTATTTTGGATTTACCAACTGATCCAGTGGGTGGTGGTAATGTATCTAATAATATAAATTTAAATGCTTCAGAAATGAATATGTCGAGAGAAATAAATAATAATAATAATAATAATGCTCCTACATTATCTTTAGATCAATCAATAATTAATCAAATTGTTAATGGTATACAACAAGCAAGTGTAGCTGGAGCTACCCAATTACCTTCAAGAGATATTCCAATGACAACTAATAATTTAACACAAGATCCACATATTCAACCTAATTATATTCCACCTCCAACGCTTCCAAAAAATAACCAGGATTATATAAAAAATTATGATACAAATGAAGATATAATAAATTCATATAATAGAAACCAAAATAGAAATAATTCTTTAGATGAAATGTATAATGAAATTCAAACTCCTCTTTTATTAGCAGTTTTATATTTTTTATTACAATTACCTTTTTTTAAAAAACAATTATTTACATATTTTCCAGTTTTATTTAATTTAGATGGAAATTATAATTTATATGGATATCTATTTAGTAGTATTTTATTCGGAATGATGTTTTATTTACTGACACGTATTTCAGAAACCTTTGGTAAATTTTAAATGACCTATGGTAAATTTTAAATGACCTTTGGTAAATTTGAATACGTTATTATAAATAATTGTTTTTAATATAAATTCGTATAGGTAATTATGATAAATACATATGTAAATAAATTAATAGATAATTTGCCTAATGAAATAAAAAATAATAAAAAACCTATCAAATTAGATTTGGTACTTGATGGAGGTGTTTTTAATGGTAGTTATTTATTAGGAGCATTATATTTTTTAAAAGAAATGGAAAAAAGAAACTATATTATTGTAGAGAGAATATCTGGATGTAGTATAGGTTCATTAGCTGCCTTTATATACTTTATAGATGGATTAGAAATTATGGATAAATTATATGAAATATTTTTTGAAAATTTTAAAAATGAATATAAATTAAATAAAATTACAAATTTATATAATTACTTAAATGATTATATACCTGATAACATATGTGACAAAATCAATAATAAATTATATATTACATTTCATAATATAAAAAAAAATAAAAAAGTAATTAAAAATAATTATAAGAATAAAAATGATATTATAGATACAATAATTAAATCTTGTTTTGTTCCCTATTTAATAAATGGTGACAAATTATATAAAAATAAATATATTGATGGAATAAATCCTTATGTATTTGAAATAAATAATAATATAGATAAAAAAATATTATTTTTAGATTTATTTGGATATGATAAAATAAATAATTTAATAAATGTTAAAAATGAAAAAACAAATTATCATAGAATTTTAAGTGGATTATTAGATATTCATAATTTTTTTATAAAAAATAATCAGACACCTATGTGTAGTTATGTAAATGATTGGAATATTTTTAATAAATTACATTATTATATAAAATTAATATTTGAGAGATGTGTAATATATATAATAAGTTTTTCAATTTATATTAGTAAATATATTGATAATGATATAAGTAATACAATTGTTTATAAAATGATTACAAAAATAATATATGATTTGTATATTATTTTATTAGAGTCATATTGTATTTAAAAAATAAAAATCCTTTTAAATTTTATTTACCATATTTTAAAACCAAATTTTTTTGATTTATTTGATTTTGTTTTGGTTTTAGATTTTTTATTTTTTTTTACAGTTTTAGTTTTTGTTTTACTACCTTCTTTATTTAATTTAGTTTTATCAGGTACATAATTTAAAAACCATTCTTCAAATTCCTTGGATTTTTTATCTTTCAATTCTTTATATTTTTCAGATTTTGTTGCTCTTATTTCTTCTCTTGTTTCTTGATGACCTATACATGTAATACTAAAACGTTTTAATAGACCTTTTTGTTGAAGTCTATTTTTTTGCTGCACTTCAAATAAATATTTTGACATGCATAAAATTCTATCTGAAAATTCATTAAAATATTCTCTATCTGTATATAGAAAAGCAAGATAAAAGCTTAACATAGTATCGATTGTCGCAATTCTAACTTTTTGTCCGTCAATATTTATAACATTATAACTATGACAAGCAATTGGTTTGTATATAAATGCTACGGTATCTTCACCAACTTTAATTTCATAATGTTCTGGTACAATTTCACCAACTGGTTCTCTCTTTATTATATTAACATTATCAATATTAATATCTTTTAATCTTTCTTTAACAATTTCAGCAGTTTCTTCTGGTGAATTTGATAAAACATCAAAATCGGCAATTTTTTTTAATTTTAATTTTAATTTTTCAGGCATATATTGGGAATACAATGAAATAGCATATCCTCCAAAAAATACAACATCTTGATTAATCAATGTTTTTCTTACAACTTCATATATTTCATCTTCATGTGTTTTATCAGACATTTCTCTCTGAAAGTTAATTTTATCACAATCTATTTTAGTAAGTGGATAATTTTTATTAAGAAGAGTAAGTCTTTTTAATACTTTTTCCCATCTAGATGTATCACCAGCAGGTCTAGATAACTCAAGATACATTGACATTCTTAAAAAATTAGGAGGAGCATATAAAATTCCAGCAACCCTTATTGATTCTTTTAATAAAGATTCATATATTTCTTTTGGTATATAAGATATATCAGCAACAGGCATATAATTCACATATACTTTATAAGTTCCATGATGTTGCCCTGATTTAGCTTCAACATCTAAAAATCCTTTTTTATAATAAATATCCGTTAATTCTTTAGCATCATTTAAAGCATTATAAGAAAAAAAATCATAATCGGGTATTTCAACATCTTTGTTATAAAATTGATCGTTTTTTGGTAATAAGTTATTGATTGCTGTTCCTCCATAACAAATTAAATTTTTTTGTTTAATAAAATCTTCAACAATTCTTATAATTTCAATTACATCTTCAGAATTAGCAATTCTTTTTCCTATTTTTTCACCAGCTTTATCTACAGCCATACGCAAAATTGCTAATTCACATTCATCGAAATTCATTGATTTATTACATATATTTTTCATTTATATATAATAAATAGATAATATATTCATTATTTTTTAGATAATTTCTGATACGTTGCCTTTAGAATCAAAAATAACTGATTTATAAATACCCTTTTTCTCAAAAATTGTATTACAACCATTACATTGACATTCCTTTTCATTAATAATAAAAAATCTACCAACTAAATTAGGTAATTTACCTGATTTCATACATACCGCACAATCCGCATTAACTGCTGTCTCAAAATGACTAGATGTTTGTCCCATAATAAGATTTGTTTAGATTATATTAATACAAGATTTGTCTTTAAATTTTTTAAAATATATTTAAAATAGTAATTTAAATACGTTTATGTAAGTATTTAATATTTAAAGTTATAATAATCAGTCTTTACATCTCTTGTAGCATAAGATAAAGCAGGGTTTTGTGGAGTTGGTGTTGATATTACGACAGGTTTGAATCTTAGATTTTCTGGTTTCAGACAAAAAGCATAGCCACAATTATCAAAAAATGTTTTATTTTCTTCAAAATAATTATCAATATATTGATAACGCATAGCAACCATTTGACATCCAGCATCTCTACAAAATAATCCACTTGGATTATCTGGATTAGCCCCTTTATCAGGAAAAACAATTGTCATACAACTTTTATTATATTCTCTCAATTCATTTAAATCAGGATTATTTTTTACATCATAATAATTATATGCTCTCATAAAAAAAGAATTACTTGTTAAATTAACATATTCTAATAATTGTTTATTTTCTAAAAATGTGGTATTACTTTTATCAACAATTAATACAATTTTATTCATTAGATTTACTAATGGAGTTGACCCGATATTTTTACCGTAATTTTCATAACTATATTCTTTACCGAGCATTCTTGACTCATAAGATTTAAATATAGTTGCTAGATTATTATACATCTGTTGATTATTACTCATAAATCTTAAATGTATAATTATTGGATCATTAAAATTAGGAGCTGTACTTGATGAATATGCATAATTTTGAATTACATTCATAACATCAGTAAATAAAACATAATTATAAGTTTCTTTTACAAAAACATTATCAATTGTTGATGTTGAAACAACAGGTTGGTTATTAATTGAATAAATTTCAAAATCTAGACATCTTACACCTTGTTTTAATATATTCTTTAAATTACATAAACTTACAAAATCATTTTTATAACTTCCTCCACTACATGCGTTATAGGCTGTATTTATAAAGTAATCGAATAAGTTATATTTACAATCAGAATCGTTAGGATTTATTGAACGTATTTTACCATCTAATGAACCATATAAATTTGTCATAAAATTACATTCAGTGTTTTCAAGTCTAGATACATAAATTGTATATATAATAAAAATAATTAAAATCAATAATATAAATGCTAAAATCATATAAGAAATAAAATCTTCTTTCATATTCATAATTGAATTCATTGTATTTTTTAATGAAAAATTTGAATTATCTGACATACTTATTATAATATATTATAATTTTAAAATAATATTATGAAAATAAATAGTTAAAATAAAATAGTATTATATATTAGTTATGGCAGGTGGACTTATGAATCTTGTATCAGAAGGACAACAAAATATTATTTTAAATGGAAATCCATCTAAAACATTTTGGAAGGCAACATATGCTAAATACACCAATTTTGGTCTACAAAAATTTAGAGTAGATTTTGAAGGAGCAAAAACATTAAGATTAGCGGAAGAATCAACATTTGAATTTAAAATACCAAGATATGCTGATTTATTAATGGATTGTTATCTTTCAGTTGAATTACCAAATATTTGGAGCCCTATATTACCTCCCCAAGAAATTGTGAACCCTGATGGTTCTGTATATTATACAAACTGGGCACCTTATGAATTTAAATGGATTGATAATATTGGTGCGATAATGATAAATAAAATTACAATTACTTGTGGCAATCAAAAACTTCAAGAATATTCAGGACAATATTTACTTTCTTCTACTCAGAGAGATTTTTCAAATACAAAATTAAATCTTTTTTATGAAATGATAGGTAATATTCCAGAATTAAATGATCCAGGTAATTCAGGAGCACTTGTAAATGCTTATCCAAATGCTTATTATACAATTAATCCAGCAGGTACTGAGCCTTCAATTAATGGAAGAATTTTATATATTCCATTAAATTCATGGTTTAATTTAAAAACACAAATGGCATTTCCACTTGTTGCTTTGCAGTATAATGAATTAAAAATATCAGTTACATTTAAACCAATAAATCAATTATTCAGAATACGTGATGTTATTGATTATGTAAATAATTTTCCATATGTAGCTCCTAATTTTAATAACCCATATCAACAAATGTATAGATTTTTACAACCTCCACCAGATATAAATGTTGGTTTAAATTCTTATACAGATTTAAGAACCATTTGGAATGCTGATATTCATTTAAATTGTACTTATTGTTTTCTCTCTAATGACGAACAAAAAATATTTGCGTCTAACGAGCAAAAATATCTATTTAAACAAGTTTATGAAAATATTTTTTATAATGTTACTGGTCCAAATAAAATTCAATTAGACTCATTAGGATTAGTTACAAGTTGGATGTGGTATTTACAAAGAAGTGATGCAAATTTACGTAATGAATGGACTAATTATACAAATTGGCCTTATAATTATGTACCTTATGATATATATAAAGCTCCAACAGTAGGTTCTTATGTAAATCCTTTACCTCCACCAGCAACAATTGGTCCTGGATTAAATCCAGATGGCACCTTAACTAATTTATATATTACAAGTGATTACAATATACAAAATGTAAAACAAATTTTAGTTGGATTAGGTATATTGTTAGACGGACAATATAGAGAGAATATTCAACCAGCTGGTATATTTAATTATATAGAAAAATACACAAGAACATCAGGAAACGCACCAGAAGGTTTATATTGTTATAATTTTTGCGTACATTCATCTAATTTAGATTTACAACCATCAGGAGCAATAAATATGAATCGTTTTAATACTGTAGAAATGGAATTTACAACCGTTATTCCTCCATTAGATCCATTAGCACAAGTATTAACTATTTGTGATCCAAATAGTGGTGATATTATAGGTATAAATAAACCGACATGGAGAATATATGATTATAATTTTAATTTTGTTTTATTTGAAGAGAGAATAAATGTAGTAACTTTTATTGGAGGAAATGCTGGTCTTATGTATGCTACTTAAATATGTTTAGTATAATTATATGTTTCATAAAATTCATCATAATTTTTACAATCTAATTTTACACCATTTCTATAAATAACTAAATAATATTTGTAAAAGAAATTAGATATTATTTCACTTTTATTTGTATACATCATATAAATAATAGATTCTCTTTTTATTTTATTAAATATATCACTTGGATTAATAATATAATTCATATTTGAATATCCAATAAATATTTTAGGTTTTTTAAAATAATCTAATATTTTTGTAGATGGTGAATAATTTGAAATAATTAATCCATCAGATTCTTCAATATCTAAAATTAATCTTGAATTTATATTATATTCAATATTAGTTGAAATATAATATTTTATAGTTTGTTCGCTTAATAAATTAGTAAATATTAGTAATGTTGGATTTATAAATTTTAATTGTTTAAACATATATTTAATTTTTTGTTGTAAAGTAAATATTTTATATTTATATTTATTGTCTAGTTCAATAATTTCAGTTAACATAAAATTATTATCTTCACATGTCTGCATTAATTTATCTATAAAATAAATATTATATAATTTTTTATTGAATACTTTTGGTAAATCCTTATTACTTCTTGGTAATGTATCTACAAATATAAATTCTTTAGTTAAAGGAAAATGTAAAACAGGATCTATATGTGTTCCTGTCCCAATATATAATAATTTTTCAATATGTAACATATTTTCCATATTATAAATAATCATTTTATTTATAATATCCATATTTTATATTTTCAATTTTTTATTTTAATATACTTATAATTTTTTAATTTATTTTTTATATTTTCTTTCTTATTTTTTTATATTTTTAGACTTATTTTTTTTGTATAATTTTTTATTTATTTTCTTTTTTGACTTTTTTTTAGAATTCTTTTTAGATTTAGTAATTTTTTTATTTTTTATTATTTTATTATCACCCCCAACTGAGTTATTATTTGTATATTCTTTTAATAATTTTATATTTTGAAGATCTCTATTATTATATAGTTCTAAAGATTTTTTTTTAATTTTATCTACTATTTCTTCATCATTATCATCTTGATTTATTTTTATATTACATACATTTGCCATCATTTCAAACCATTTTTTAGGACTTCTTGGTTGAGGATCACTGCCAGTATAAATATCTTCAAATGGATAACAATAAAATGGTTTTTTTGATAAATCTGGAGATATATCATTTTCTATTATTTCTCTTGGTAGAATTTGATTTATTTTTTGACCTGGTATTTTTTGTAAAGTTAAACATAAATATTTCATATCAATATTATCATGAAAAACAACTTCATTAAATGTTTTATTACCTTCATTTTCTTTTACTTTATTAATAAAATTATTTAAATTCCATGGATAATAGGTATTATTTTCTGATATAATTCCATTATAATCTGTAAAATTAATATGATAATTATTTTGATATAATAATTTTTTAGAAAATATTAAAATGTATTTACCAGGATAAATAAATTCATTATCAATATTATATTTTGTAATTATTGAAAAATATACACCCGGAAATTGATCGTCTGTATTAAATGGTGTTGTTTTTAAATATTCCCATGTATTATAATTTGGATTATTTGTTGTATGAACTAAATAATATATATCTTCCATTATATATTATTTATATATATTAATTTAAATATGAATTAGATGCTAATGGACCTTCATCAACAAAAATACCTGACATTGAATATTTTGGCATATAACTTGGCATAAATTTTATTTGAGATGGTTTATATCTATCATTAAATATTTGATTTTCCTGATTAAATTTTCCAATCCATGTATTTAAACCAAAGTTTGGTTGTGCTGGTTTTAGATTTTTATTAAAATTAATTATTTTAGATTGAGTTCCAATATCAGTTGTCAATTTAGAATATGTAGGAGTTACACCAACAGTTAATTTACCAGCATCATTATCTCCCCTTACACAAGCTATATTACTTGGAGGTAATGGTGGTACGTATGGCTGACAACCCGGACAATCTATATCAGCAGAACATTGTTGACCTGTTATAGAACATCTTGCTGTTGGTCCACAAAAATTTTTACAACTATATGTTGTAGTTAAAGGTAAATCAACATTATGGGTTGTATCAGGTCTTCCCAAATCTCTTATTGGTGATATATTAGGATCAAATCCTTCTTTAATGTTAGAATATATATAATCATGGCTAACTAAATAATCACCCCATTTAAAAATAATTAATAACAAAATAAAACTTATAGTTGCCAAAAATATAACAGTATATTGTTTGCTTGATAATTTCATATAATATAAATATATTTTTATTAAAAATAATTGTTATTTTGAATATTTTTATTTTTCACAATTTATATTGAAATATAAATAATAATTAATAATTAATAATTAATAATTAATAATTAAATATATTAAATATATTAAAAAAAAATTTTTAGTTATAATATGACAAAAAAAACATTAGTATTATATGTTTTTCATGAATATAACGATAGAGTTGATATATTTTTAAATAATGCTATATTTAAAGATGATAATTTACATTTTATGATAATTTGTAATAATTTAGATTTAGAATCTAAAATTCCTATTCATTTAAAATCAATATTATTAAATTTAGGTGTTAAATTTATTATAAGAGATAATATAGGTTATGATTTTGGAGGTTGGAGTGATGCCTTACTTACAAATGAATTATATAAAGAATATGATAATTTTATTTTTGCTAATTCATCTATAATAGGCCCCTATATGTCTTCATATCCTAATAATAAATGGACTAATATATTTATAAATAGTTTAGATAATGAAGTAAAATTATTTGGTTGTACTATAAATACTTTAAATGATACTATCCATAGAAGTCATATTCAAAGTTATTTATTTTCAATGAATCAAGAAACACTTAAATATTTAATTGATTGTGAAATTTTTAGTTTAACAAATATTGCTCAAACTTTCGGTGATGCTGTCTGGAATAAAGAAGTTCTTATGTCTAGAAAAATAATTGAAAAAGGTTGGAATATTGGTTGCACATGTAAAAAATTAAACGGAGTAGATTATACTTTTAATAAAGTTCCTTTTCATGAGATAGGATTTGAATTTCATGCTGATGTGACAAAGTATGAATTTTATTTAGGTCAATATTGGACTCCAAATGAAGTTATATTTATAAAAGGTAATAAATGGTCGGTAAAAGAAGAAGATTTAAATATATTTAAACGTTCATAAAAATATAAAAATTTAATTATTTAAGTCTTATAAAAGTTGAATTATCATAAAATTCATCTAAATTTGTAGAATTAGTATAAGTACACGCACTTCTTAGCCCACCTAAAAAATCTTGAATTGTATTTTCAAGTGCTCCTTTATATTTTATTTTTAAAACTGTCCCTTCAGATGCTCTATAATTTGCCATTCCACCATAATGTTTATCCATAGCATGTTTAGAACTCATTCCATAAAATAATTTATAAGTTCCATTATTATCATGATAAATATCACCAGGATTTTCATCATGACCTGAAAATACACCTCCCATCATCACAAAATCAGCACCAGCAGCAAATGCTTTTGTTAAATCACAAGGATTTTTAATTCCTCCATCACTAACAATAAAACCTGCTTTTCTACAATCGATAATACAAGATAGTTGAGGACATCCAACACCAGTTTTAAGTCTTGTCAAACAAGCACTTCCTGGTCCTATACCTATTTTTGCTATATTTGCACCAGCATCGATTAAAAATTTTACCATATCACTCGTTACAACATTTCCAGCAACTATTATTCTATCAGGAAAACGCTGTCGAACTTTTTTTACAAAGTCTATTAATGCTGTCATATAACCATTTGCTACATCAATACATATCCATTTACATCCAGTAAATTCAACAATTTCAACCATTTTATTATAATTTTCATCGCTTATTCCTGTAGAAATCATAAAATAATTGGGATCTAATTTAATGTTTCCTTCTGTCATTACTTTTTTAAAATCTTCTAATGTATAAAATTTATGTAATGCAGTTAACATTTTATATTTACTTAATACATTATATACTTCAAATGTGCCTGTCGTATCCATATTAGCTGCTATGATTGGGATTCCAGTCCATTCAATTACATTTAGAGTTCCATTAATTTTGGTATTAAAAAAAAATTTTTTCTCTAAATTCACTTGAGATCTTGATGTAAGTTGAGATAAACATGGCCTAATCATAACATCATCGAAATCATAATACACTTGAGACTCATTCAGAAGTTTGTCCATATATAAATTATTTTATATATATTTTAAATTATTTTATATTTAATTTATATAATGTCTACAAATAATGATACTTCTACAATTGAAAAAGTAAAAAATGAAAATGAGGGTACTTCATCAAGTGATACAAGTATAGGTCAAAAAATTAAAAACTTTTTTATATCTATTTTATCAATTATTATTATACTTGTAACATATTATATTATTGGAGGATTTGTTTTATATTCCTGTAAAATAGGTCAATCTAATATTTTGCCCACAGAAATTAATTGTATGCCTTATGGAGGTAATGATCCAAATATTCAACCTATACAAACAAATATATTTTTAAATAATACAGATCCGCAATTGTCAGAAAAATTAAGTTTTCCATTTGACAAATATAATTCTAAGAATAGTATTATTGATATACTTCGCTCATATAAAGAATCTCCATCAACAAATAAATTTACTAATTATTTTATTTCAATACTAGATAATTTTATAAATTTTAATTACTCAACATTAAATTTTTATTTTAATTTTATTAACAATATGCCTGAAATACTAATTATGTTATTAGGACCAATAATAACTATATTTTATATTACATTTGTCTTTATTTTCGATCATTTATATTTAATTTATTTGTGGTTCTCTCAAATGTCTTGGTTATTTAAAAAAAATATTAGTAAACCAACAGATACTCAAGCAAAATGGACTGATATAACATTTGTAGAACCAACTGAATATGGTTTTAGTATTTTATTTGTAATATTATTTTTATTTTTATTTTGGATCTATTTCCTTGGTATACCATTTATTTCTTTTTCTTTACTTTCATGGTGTATTTTCTCAATGTTAGCATATAAAGGTGTTTTAAATGGTAAACAAGTAAATGTATTTGATATTGTTAAAGATATGTTTAAACATTATAAGGTTACAATAACAAGTATTATAAGTATATTTGTTGTATTAAGCTCATTTAGTAATCTTGGTACTATTCCTGGATTATTTTGTTTGTTAACTGTTGGTTTAATTTATTTTGGCATTTTATCTATAAATATTTTTAAACCTATAAATGATGAAAATTTATCTAAATTAGTTAGTTACGAACAAGCAAAAAAAACATGTAAAGCAAAGATAGATACTTATTCAAATATATTTCAAAAGTTTAATGTACCCTTTTTATCTGGAGGAGGTAAAAAGTTAGTCGATGAAATAAATAAGTTGAGTAAAAAATTGAATAAATACAAATAATATAAATTAAATTTAATTTATAATAACTATATTAAATATTATTACATAAATGATATATTATGAAAAATAAAATAAAACAAAAATATCCTTTTGTAAGTATAATCACTCCAACATTTAATAGAAGACCATTTATTCCAATTATCAAAAAATGCATAGATAATCAAAAATATCCAAAAGATAAAATAGAATGGATTATTGTTGATGATGGTACTGATAAAATTGAAGATTTGGTAAAAGATATTCCATATGTAAAATACTATAAATTAGAAGATAAAATAAGTCTTGGTAAAAAAAGAAATTTGGCAAATAGTTATGCAACTGGAGATATTATAATATATATGGATGATGACGATTATTATCCACCAGAAAGAATAATCCATGCTGTTGATACATTAAAAGCATATCCAAAGGCATTATGTGCTGGTTCAAGTGAAATGTATATTTATTTTAAAGATAGAAAAGAGATGTATCAATTTGGACCATATGGACCTAATCATGCGACTGCCGCAACTTTTGCTTTTAGAAAAGAGTTACTTAGTATGACAAGTTATGAAGAAAACGCAGAGTTAGCAGAAGAAAAACATTTTCTTAAAAACTATACTATTCCTTTCATTCAATTAAATCCTTTAAAAACAATTTTGGTTTTTTCACATAATCATAATTCATTAGATAAAAGAAGTTTATTGAATCAGAATAACCCAGCTATTAAATTATCAGAAAAAACTGTTACAGATTTTGTAAAAGAAGAAGATATAAATAAATTTTTTATGGAAGAAATTGATGATTTATTAGATAATTATCAGCCTGGAAAACCTCAAAATAAACCTGGTTTATTAAATCAAATGAATCAACTTCAGAAAAATAGAGAGAAAATGATGGAGGATCATGTTAAAGCAGCAAATGAATATAATAATATGATAAATAAAATAATAAATAAAAATAATAACAACTATAACAACAATAGCAATAATAATTCAAATTTAACAATTATATTACATGAATTAAGCAATGAAAATAAATTATTAAAAGAAAAAATCGTATATTTAGAAGATAAAATAAAAACTTTAATAAGAGAAAAAATAGAACACATTAAGACAAGTTAACAAGTTAACAAGTTAACAAGTTAACAAGTTAATAATTTAACAATTTTATAAATTGAATATTTAATAAGATATATAAATTATTTTATTAAATAAACTTAAAGATAAAATATTAATAAATACATAAATCAAAAATGGATTATGATGACAGATTTCATGCAACTCAAAGTAACGATATTGAAGATGATAAACAGATGTTGCAAGATTTGAAACAAAACTCTGATAAGAGATATCATATGAGAGTAAAAAAGGTCAAAATGGGTAATAATTATTTCAAAAATATGAAGATTGAAATGTATGGTTCTGGAGATTCAGGCTCAACAATTAGAGATGCTGAAACTGGTGAATACTATAGAGGACATCTTGTGGGTTCGACAGATGAAGATTTATATTTTAAGACATCATATTCGCTTTCAAAAAATCAAGATACACTTATGTTGTATTATCTTTCGCCAGAACATTATGAAAGACATCAATTTATTAATTTAAATGATGATATTAAACAGAGATGGAATCAAAAAAGAGATTTATATTTAAAAAGAAATAAATAAATTATAAAAATTAAAATTAATAATATTATATATTTTCATCCTATTTTATCATAAGATGACAATATAATTATATTTAATACATTTAAAATACTAATTAATATTTAATCTTCATCACTTTGTTCGTCTACCTCTTTATCTTCATTTTCATCTCCTACTTCTTCTTTAATATATTTTTCAAGATATCTATAGATTCTATTAATATCCAATTTAGATATCTCATAATTTTCAAAAATATTTAAAATATTATTATCATCATATTTATTTTTTATATCATAAAAAAAAGCAAATAAATCTTTTTTATCAAAACCTAATTGTTGACATAAATTTTGAATAAATAGAGAATTATTATATTCAGTAGAATATTTAGTTAAAACTTTAGTAAAGCGAACTTCAACTGGATTATACTTTGGTTTTTTCTTAAAATATTCATGATAAATCTTATTATTATTAAATGTTTTTATTAATGAACTCATTTCATTAAATTGCCATATTTGTTTTTGGAAAGTTATTCTATCAATATAATCGGCAAAACAAATATTTTCTAATTGTTTTAAATAAAAAGATATCGATATAGATTTATCATATTTTGATAATACATCAATAATATTTTCATGCCAAAGTAATCCAACTATTGTTCTGTCTGTTTCATTCATAATAGTTAAATGTTCGTTTATTGGATAATAATTATTAATTAATTTATTAGTTGTTTTTTTTGTATCATCATTATAAGATTTTAATTGGAATATATTGTCTAATAAATTTGTTCTTAGTATATCTTTATTATTTTTATAAATATCAAAAATACAGTTTAATTTTCTCAAATCACCTTGAATATAATTTATTAATTTATTTTTTAATGGTTCTTCAATATCTGGAATAGTTGTTTTTATGATTGTTGAAACTTGACTATGATTTGGAGTTTTTAATTCAATTATATTACAAACCTTCATAAGCTCTTTGATTTTTTTATCTATGTGATAGTTGCCAATACAAATTATTGGATTTAAAGTTACTTCTTCTAATTTTTGTTTTTTTGTTTTTTTTGGTCTTATTAATTTAATTAATGTATTAATTCCACCTTTATCTCCATTATTCATTCCATCTATTTCATCCATTATTATTGCTATTCTCCTTACTTTTTTATTAAATAAACTTAAAACATTTTTATCAGACATATTATGCTTTGTAAAATTATCAATTATTGATTTATTTCTTATATCTCCAGCATCATATTTTATAATATCATAATCTAATTCCTTTAGAATATTAATTACAAATGATGATTTACCAGAACCGGGATCTCCATATACATATATGCCTTTTTTGAATAATAAATTATTTTTATTCAATTCAAAATTATTAAGTATTTCTTTTATATTATTTGCTTTTTCTTCTCTATTTAAAATTTTATTATAGTTCAATTCTTCCATCTTATATGTTTACTTGTATTTTTTTTATGTTGATTTTTACATAATCCATTTTCTTCCAAAAAATTATTTAATTTTATTCTACATTTATAAGATTCATTCATTAAACAAAAATCTTTTAAAAAATATATGTAGTTTCCATATATTATATTTTTATACATGTAATGTTTTGTCATTAACCATTTTTTATAATTTTCATTTAAAATTCTCTCAAATACAAATTCAAAATCTCTCCTTACTATATCTCTTGTGTAATTTTCTTTTAATTTAAATCTAAGTAGATAATGATAATTTATATAATTATCTTTACTAGTAAATACAAGTGAAGAATAAGGAATATATTCTTGAATTACATTTTTGATTTCATTTGGTAACTTATTTATATAATGATATATATTTCTCTCTTTTTGTTCTATTTCATTAATATAATTTATATTATCATTATTTTCCATTATAAATATATATATTTAAATATATTTATGATGTTT